GTATGCTGGAGGGATTTGGTTTTATGCAGACGCACACTTGTACGAGCGAGTAATCGTTCGTTATAAGGGTAGGCTTGATGCTCAAACAACAACGACACAGTGGGATAATTGGGCTCTTTTCGGCTTTTCGCCGGAGCAGTTCATACCCACAGCATGGGAGTTACTTCCATGGTCGTTTTTGGCAGACTACTTCACCAATATCGGTGATTGCTTGAACGCGGTTGTCACTTCGACCCGTGGGCTTGCTTATGTGAACCGAACTGAAATCAAACGGGCAGTTTATGCCGGTCAGTTAAAGTTCGATAACTTGGGCAATAACATGGATTGGGGTGGCAACTTTACGTTTTTTAGTTCAAGCGGTAGTCCCGGTGGTTTTAACTTAACGCGACGAACGGTCGTTCGCTCTCCGAATACAGGGATTTCATATCCTACATTGGAGGTGAACTTGTCTCTTAATGACGGTCAACTTTTAAACGTTGCCGCCCTCTTAGGGGCTTCCCGTTTGTTGCACCCTCAAAACCCTAGACCTCTTCGAAGGCTCCCCGGCATGTAGCCGGCGCCCTACGAGGTTTTTATAGGATCTCTGATGTCCATTACTCTAACGTCCCCTGTTACAGGGGCTGCGCAGACCGGCTTTACGTCTCCTACCTATACCTTGACCGCTGACACTGCACCTGATGTTAATGGTAAGCAGTATGCGGTTACGGCGTTGGGTGGTACGCAAGTTGGCGTCACTGCGCATAGTGTTGCTTCTCCCTTCACTATTACATTCGTTCGACCGAAGGTCTTCCGGAATCTCGGAAAGGCCAATCCGACGACGGGTGTTGTGAAGGATGTACCACGTAACACGTATAAGGCTATCATCCGAAAGGGTGTGACGCCTCTCGCCGGGCAGACGTACCAAAACCTTCAGGTCACCGTAACAATGGATGTTCCTGCGGGCTCGGACACGGCTGATCCAGCTAACGTGCGAGCTGCACTCTCGCTTGCATTTGGTGCGTTGTGGCAACAACCCGCGGGTATTGGAGACACTTTAATCTCCGGTATCCTGGGCTAGGCCTCGCCGAAAGGTAGAGGATTCTCTCCTTACTTAAAGGTACTTACCATGAACGCATCAACTGAGTCACAAGCGAAGACTGTAAAGACTTCGTCTGATTACGCTTTTTGCCTGCCTTTAAACGCAGTCTTGAAGCGTTGTTGGGGACCCTGTCATGATTGGCAATTGGTTTCGAAGGACGAGCTAGAACTTCTCGATCCGGACGAACTAATACCGATTATGAAGTACGTTCCCCAGCTGGTCTTTGATTACGTCGGTGGAATGTACTGGGATGAGTTCCAGAGTTTCATCAAACGTGTCAACGACCGCGGTCTTGAAACAACCGCTACGACGAGTCTTGAGGACCTTCTTTGGATCCGCTGTGCGGATTTCAAGTCGATCCTCGCTTGACTTTCTTACGTGGTATAACTGGAGCACCACATGCGTGATTACGCTGAGACGTTACCAGTCTTACTCGATCTTGATCTGTATCGTGCGGGATGGAATGGAATTCTCGATTCCTACCCTGGGATCCCCGTCAAGCAGCTTGCGTTTCAGTCGCTCAGAAAGAGTCTTCTTAAGAAGTTTGAAGACTTGCCTTCAAAAGCGGCTGACGACGCTGCTCTTAACCTCTTTTTGGAGGTGAACGAGCGCTGTCGGTTGTGGTCCCTGGACACATCTCGTATGACCGAGGTTGATGCTGTTGTCGTCGGAGAAGCGAAGAAATTTCTTCATCGCTTTTTCTACCCGGAGTTTGAGCAGGTGAACTGTATCCTGTCTCCTTCGAGTATCTCTGACGGCTTCGGTTTTGGCCCCGGAGCTAGCATCGGTAGTAGCTCCACTGACTTTGTTTCAAAGGTCGGTACGAGTTCGATGTCGGCTACGAATCCAGGACTGTACATGTTATATGCACAGGCTATCTCTAACGACCCAATCTGGTCTGACGTTGAGTCTGTCAGACTTGTGAAAAGGGGAGTTGACATAGTTCGAGGAAGTCGCCTAAGTTTCGTTCCGAAGTCAGTGAAAATAAGCAGAACCATATGCACTGAGCCCCTTCTTAACATGCTTTTTCAGAAGGGTATAGAGGCAGTTCTCGTGAAGCAGCTAAGAAAGGTCGTTGGTATTGACTTCTCAAAGCAGCAACATAAGAACAGGCTTCTTGCTCAGCTTGGGTCCAAAACTGGCAGGTTTGGAACAATCGACCTGTCCAGCGCTTCAGACTCAATGTCTCTCGGTCTCGTTGAGGAGTTCTTCCCACGCCAAGTTGTTTCCTGGCTTAAGATGACCCGCAGCGAGGTAACCGTCCTTCCAGATGGTACCGAGGTAACGTTGCATATGGTGTCCAGCATGGGAAATGCTTTTACCTTCCCATTGCAGACACTTTTCTTTACTAGCTTAGTCTACGGTGTCTACAAGGCCTACGATATGTTCTTCGACAGGCCGTATGGGCATTCTCTGGGCAGCTTCGCCGTTTACGGCGATGACATCATCGTCCGTCGGGAGGCTTATGACCTCCTTTGTCGAACTTTGGTGTTATGCGGCTTCAGAGTTAACGCAGACAAGTCCTTTAACGAGGGCTTTTTTCGCGAGTCGTGTGGCGGTGATTATTACCACGGCCAAAACGTGCGCGGTGTCTACATTAGGACGCTAAAACACGTGCACGACAACTACTCTGCCATCAACCGGCTTAACGTCTGGTCTGCGGAGATGGGAGTTCTGCTCCCTGAAACGATCCAATATCTTCTTAAGGGGTGCAGGATCCTTCCTGTACCCCTGGATGAGATGGACGTCGCAGGGATAAAGATCCCCCTTCGCAGTGTAAAGCTCAGGAAAGTCAACAAGTATACGGGTGGTATAATGTACCGCTATGTGCACTTGCGACCTCTTGAGTTTGATGTTTCAGACGTTGAGCTTCGGCCCCCTAAGCTCCGTGGTTGGGTGAACAACCCTTCCGCTGTGCTTATGGCCGCATTGGCAGGTTCACTTCGGCGAAGTAAAGTGGCCATTAGACGTTCTCGGCCACTAACTTCGATCAGGGTACGGTATAGTTCGAGTTGGGACTATATCACGCCCGCTCTTGGCGTGAGCCAAGAATTCGGAGAGCGATGGAAGTCGTTCTTCGAGCTGAACCTCAACCTTTTGTAGGTCAGCACCCTGGACTCAACTAAAAGTCCACCCCGGGGTAAAAGACGGTTGATTGACTAACAATCAATCAATCAAAGAAGCCCTTGCATCCCGG